ATAAGACTTCAATTCAAACTGCATATATGCCAGTTCCATACAATATGGAGTTTGAACTGGCTATTATGACTAAATTAAATGATGATATGCTTCAAATTATTGAGCAAATTTTACCTTATTTTCAACCAGCATATACGATGTCGGTCAATTTGGTAGAATCTATTGGCGAAAAAAGAGATATTCCCGTCACGCTTGAAAGCATTAGTATGAGTGATGATTATGAGGGAGATTTTTCTGCACGGAGAGCACTTGTCTACACTTTAAGATTTAGTGCAAAGACTTATTTGTTTGGCCCTGTTGCTTCTGCAAATGCCGATATTGTCAAAAAGGTATCTATTGGATATGTTGCTGGATCTACTGGAACAGGAACTCCACAAAGAGATCTTACATACGCTGTTGAACCAAGAGCAATTAAGAATTATACGGGCACAGTTCTCACAACTCTTGATCAAGATATTGAAGATGTTGATGTTGTATTCAAGGTTGCAGACTCTTCCACAATTACGGAAAATACATATATTGAACTGGATGGTGAAGAATTGTATGTGCTTGATGTTCTTACTGACAGCATTAAGGTCAAAAGAGGACAAGATAAGACAACCCCAACTAAGCATGTCAAAGGAGAGGCTATTAAGTCTATTACAAATGCGGATGATGCACTCATTCAAGACGGAGATGACTTTGGTTTCAGTATAAGTTATTGATAGAGAAATGAAAATGACAAAAAATTTTGATGAACTCAATGAAACTTTTGATGTTGCTGCAGACATCGTTTCTACGGAACCAGTAAAGGATACACCAAAACATATTTCAACTTCAGCATCTTCTACAGAAGATGTCAAGAAGGATTATGAGTATACTAGAGGTAATTTATATTCTATTATTGAAAAGGGACAAGAAGCAATTAATGGTATTCTTGAACTTGCTCAAGAGAGTGAAATGCCTAGAGCATATGAAGTTGCAGGTCAGTTAATCAAGAATGTTGCAGACGCAACTGATAAGTTGATGGAACTGCAGAAAAAACTTAAAGATGTTGAAGAAGAGACAGTAGCAAAAGGACCAACAAATGTTACAAATGCATTGTTTGTTGGTTCAACTGCCGAATTGTCAAAATTACTAAAACAAAATAAAGACCAGGAAGAAACTAAATAGTTAAAAAATATAATACTTACGATGGCAGTCAATCCAGTCATTAATATTTCAATACCACAAGGTGTAGATTTCTCAGAAACTTTTGTTTCAACTGAGTCTGATGGATCTGTGACAAATCTTGCAGGATATTCTGCCGCTGCCACTTTGAAAAAGCATCCAGGAGCAACTACATCAACTTCCTTTACTGTGAGTATAGTATCATCTATAGGAGAAGTTGCTATTGCTATGACATCTGGAGTTACTTCTGGATTAAAACCTGGTAGACATCTTTATGATGTAAGATTAGTATCTCCATCAGGTGCTACCACAAGATTAGTTGAAGGTATGGCCTTTGTTACAGCAGGAATTACTACCGGTTAAAACTCATGCCAATAGCCAGAAAAGCACAGTCAATTAACAATGTAGCAAAAAAGAAAGATCCAGCAAAAGTATCTGTTCAAAGTGTAAGAGAGCCCAGTTTAATTAAAGAAATGAACGATACTTCATTTGGAACTTTAGATGCTTCTAAAGATGGTTTATTGATGTCATATGATAGTGCAACTGATAAATTTGTTTTAGTAACAGCAGATGAACTTCTTTTATCTTCAGTTGATGATGATGATTTGCCAGATGATTTTATCGATAGATTAGAGGAAGAACTTATAATTCCAGTCACAGAATTGGATGCAGGAGGATTCTGATGCCAACTAGAGTAAGAGATTTGCTGGATACAAATTTAAATAATTTAGATAGCAATAAAAATAAACATATACTAAAATATAATGCCACAGATGAAAAATTTGATGTTGTTTCCACAGATGACAAATTAAGTGATTCTATAGAAACACCAACACCAGAAAAATTTCTTAGAACAGTAGAATCAGAATTAGGACCCATTCCAAGATTTTTTAATGGGGGTTCATTTTAATATAATTTGTGCAATATTTTATAACTAAATAGTTATACTGGACAGTATAAACTAATAAAATGGCAGCACCAACTCTTCAGTTTAAAAGAGGTCTTTTAGCAAATTTACCGGCTCTTAAAGCAGGTGAACCTGGATTTACTACAGATAGTTATGACCTTTATGTTGGTCTTGACGAAGTTCTTGCGAATAACAAATTTGTTGGGTCTGGAAGGTATTGGTCTGTAAATTCCTCTACAGTTGGTAGTGGTGTTAACCTTGTAGAAGGAACTGATAATGGTAGTGATTTTATAACTCTCAAGGCGCCAGATAGTCTTGCTGGTATTGTTACATATACAATGCCTGGAACTGATGGAACTAATAATCAGGTTCTTGCAACGAATGGATCTGGAACTTTATCATTCATTGATGCTGTAGCAACACTGACAATAGCAGCAGACAGTGGATCCAATGATACTGTTGCTCTTTTATCAGATACTTTAACATTTACTGGTGGTGATGGTATTGACACTGCGGTAACTGATAATACTATTACCATTACTGCGAGTGATGTTACAACTGCTCAAATTGCTGCAGCAACTCTTGTAACTGAAGCAGACGGTATTGGTTCTAATGATAACGATACTACTCTTCCAACATCAGCAGCAGTTAAAGACTATGTTGATAGTAATATAACATCACAAGACCTTGATGTTGCTGGAGATTCGGGCACTGGTGCAGTTGATTTAGATTCACAATCACTTACGATTGCTGGCACTGCAAACGAAATTGAAACTTCAGCATCAAACCAAACCATTACGATTGGACTTCCAAATGATGTTACCGTTTCCAACAATCTGACGGTTTCTGGTAATCTATATGTCAACGGTTCTACCACGCAGGTCAATACATCAACAACTACTATTGAGGATCAACTGCTTGACTTGGGATTTGTTGATGGATCGGCCCCTTCTTCTGATCTGGACAAAGACATTGGTGTTCTGTTTAACTACTATTCTGGTTCTCCTAAAAAGGCAGCAGTATATTGGGATGATAGCACTTCGAGAATTGTTGTTTCACAAGATGTATCTGAATCTTCTGGTGTTCTAACCAATAATACTGGTGGTGCATTAGAAGTTGCTTCATTATATGTTAGTGGATGTGGTTCTACAGTTGAAGTTATTGGTTGTAGTGGTGGAGAAGTAGTTATTACTAATGCAACGATAGACGGCGGATCATTCTGATATTAACAACATAATCTAAATAGAGGGAGTTTATTTTCCCTCTTTTTTTATGGAAGAACAAGATTATAAGAATTTGATTTCAGTATATCAAAGCAAACTTTTTGATTTTATGAATCAAAATATTGCATTAGAAGCAAGAGAATTAAAATATAGACAAACTATAGAATTATTGAATCAAAAGATATCAGAGTTAGAAAAGAAACCAAAAAGGTCTACAAAATCTACTGAAGAGTTTTAATAAATATCTTTAACACTCCTAGTATATACTAGGAAAATGGTATATACCAACTGAGGGATAGATGGCAGATCCAAAAATTAGACTGAAAAGGTCTTCTGTAGAGGGAAAGATTCCTACACCAGACCAGGTTCCTTTGGGTGAGATAGCTCTTAATACCTATGATGGATATCTCTACGCATCCAAAAATGTAGGTATTGGAACCACAGTTATTGCTATCAACCCATTTAGAGTTGGTGCTGGAACAGATACATATAACGCATACTTTACTGCTGGCAATGTTGGCATTGGATCCACATTACCAACCACAAAACTGGATGTTGATGGAACAGTAACTGCTACTTCTTTTGCTGGTTCAGGTGCAAATTTAACTGGACTTACTGGTGCTTCTGCCGCAACTTATGGTGGTTCTAGCGTAACACCAGTTATTACTGTAGATTCTGGTGGAAGAATTACTGGAATCTCTACCGTTGCTACTTCTGGAGGTGGTGGTTCTGCTTTAACGGTTAAGGAAGTTGCAAGTCAGGGTGGTGCTACTAATGTAACTGTCAGTAATGTAAGTGAGATTCAATTTAATAATGGAGCTGGATTTAATGTATCTGATGAGGGTAGTGGAACTGCATTTGTTGATTTAGGTTCTACTTTTAATCCTTGGTATGTTAATGGTCAAGATACACTCAAAGCAAATGGTGAAGAACCCATTGAGTTTATTGCTGGACCAGGTATTGCAATAACAACCAAAGCAGTTGCATCTGTTGGTATTGGAACTACATTCTCCAAAGCAATAACTTTTACTTCTACTGGAATTTCTAATGTTGTAGAAGATACTACACCACAACTTGGTGGTAACTTAGATGTAAATGCAAAAAATATTAACTTTGGAGATAGTGCTTCTGCTTCTGATGATAGATTAACTTTTGGTGCGGGAACAGACTTATCAATTTATCATAACGGAACTAGTAGTTACTTAGACAATGACACGGGAAATCTTTATATTCGCACTAATGTTGCTGCTGATGTAGGTGGTGATATTTACCTCAGACCTCATGATAATGAGAATGGTATTGTCATTTATCATGATGGTGGTGTTCATCTGCATTATGATAATAGTTTAAAATTCTATACAACATCATCAGGAGTTATTGTTTCCGGAATACTAACTGCAACATCATTTGTAAAATCTGGTGGAACATCATCACAGTTCTTAAAAGCAGATGGTTCCGTTGATAGTTCTACATATTTAACTTCTTATACAGAAACTGATCCTGTAGTTGCTGCTATCAATGGAATTGTTAAGTCTAATGGCACAACCATTTCTGCAGCAACAGCAGGAACAGATTATCTAACAGATATTTCTCAGGATACAACCCCACAACTTGGTGGAGATTTAGATCTTAACTCTAATGATATTACTGGGACTGGTAATATTAATATTACTGGTATAGCAACTTTTAGTGGTAATGTTACTATTGGCGGAACTCTTACCTATGAAGATGTAACCAATATTGATTCTATTGGTCTAATAACAGCAAGAAGTGGAATTATAGTTAATACTGGTGGTATCAATGTTTCTTCTGGTGGTATTAATGTTTCTTCTGGTGTTGTAACTACAACTGCACTTAAAGGTTTTGATTATCTTCAAGCACCACATGGAACTACAGTTAACTATGCAGTAACAGTTGCTACTAAGACTGCAGCACACAGATATAATGGTTCGGGTAGCAGTAATGGTTATGTAATTGATGGGGTAGAATCTCCATTCCTTACATTTACTCCTGGTAGAACTTATAGATTTACTCTGAGTTCTGGTGACATGTCTAGTCACCCATTCAGATTCTATCTTGAAGCAGATAGAACAACTCAATACACCACAAATGTTACCTCAACATCAACATATACTGAAATTGTCGTAACCGACACTACTCCGACTATTCTTCATTATCAGTGTAGTTCTCATGAATACATGGGTAATGCTGTTCAAGTAAATTCAAATAAGGTAGATACTCCATATCAGATTGATGGCCTAAATGGTGCAAATATTACTGGTATTGTAACTGCCACTGGATTTTCAACTACCACTGGAACATCATCTCAGTTCTTAAAGGCAGATGGGTCTGTTGATGGAAATACTTATCTTACTTCTTATACAGAAACAGATCCTGTTGTTGGGGCCATAAGTGGTATTGTTAAGGCAGATGGTGGGGGAAACATTTCTGCTGCGACAGCAGGAACTGATTACTTGACACCTTCAGGTGATGGTTCTAGTCTTACTGGATTAACTGGTGCTTCTGCCGCAACTTATGGATCTGCTAGTGCAACACCAGTTATTGTAGTTGATTCTAATGGAAGAATTACAGGAATCTCTACTGTTGCTACCTCTGGATCTGGAGGAGGTGCTACTGAAGCATTCAAAACTATTTCTGTTGCTGGTCAAAGTGATGTAGTTGCTGATAGTGCAACTGATACTTTGACATTAGTTGCTGGTAGTAATATGACTATCACTACTAATGCTGGTGGAGATAGTGTAACTTTTGCATCATCAGGAGGTGGTGGAACAACAACCAGATCAGTAAACCGATATGTTGCAACTGCAAGTCAAACATTATTCCCATCATCAGGATCTATATCTTATAATGTTGGTTATGTTGATGTTTATATCAATGGTACTAAACTCGACAGCACTGAATTTACTGCAACCAATGGAACTACTGTCACATTAACAACAGGTGCAACTGTTGACGATATTGTTGAACTGGTTGCATACACTGATGTTAATATAACTTCTGTCTATAATCCTTGGGTAGATGATGCAGTTGGCATCAATACCACAAGTAGTGTTGGTATTGGAACTACAGCAAATAGCACCTACGAGTTGGATGTTTTGGGCGATATAAGATCTTCTGGCATTATCAGTGCAACATCATTTTCTGGTGATGGTTCTAATTTGACAGGAGTTTCTGCAGGTGCTGATATTCTTGAATCAATGTTATTCTCATAAATACAAATAAAATCATAAAATCATACAATGGCACTATCTAAGTCAAATTTAGGATTTCCAGTTGTTGTGGGTGCAGGTAGCTCAGTAGCAGTATATACGGTGTCCTCATCAAAAAAATCATATATTAGAAGTATTTTAGTTCATAATGTTGGTATTGACACAACTCTTTCCCAAACTGCAAGAGTTTATATGGTTCCCAATAATGGAGGAAGTGTAGGTGTAGCAACTGTTGGAAATACTGTTGCAAGATTATCATTAGTTCCTGATGAAACTGTATTTTTTGAACCTCAATATCCCTTTACATTAGAAAATAATGGAGATACCATTCAAGTTTTGAATGAAGGATCTGCTGGTCCAACAGGAGCAACAAATGATATCGTAGTAACAATTTTAGGAGATAAGGACGCTTAATTATGTCACCAATCAAAAGTACTGCATTTGGATACAGTTCATCCTCTTCAGATAAAGTAGAAACAGACAATAATATTGCTGGAATCGGAGCAACTTATTCAACCAGCAATGTTTCCGAACCAGGGAATGGTTATAGATATTTGTTTTTTACATCTCCAGGAGTCTTAACAGTAAACAGGGGTGGAAATGTTGATGTTGCAGTAATTGCAGGCGGTGGATCTGGTGGTGCTGGTGGGTTTTATCCACCATCCATATACTACGGAGGTGGTGGTGGAGGTGCTGGAGGTGTTTTCCAAGATTTTAATTACACATTTCCTATTGGGGAATATACTATTATTGTTGGCAACGGTGGTGGAGCGGCTAGTTACATTCAAGCTCCCGGTGGGACGATCGAGCGGATGGGTAATCCTGGAGAACCAAGTTCAATTGTAGGACCAGGTATTTCATCCATAACCGCAATTGGTGGTGGAGGAGGAGGATCAGCAGCTGATGCTCATCCTACTAATGGTACTTGGCCAGGATATTGGGGAGATGATGGTGGTTCTGGTGGAGGTAATGGATGGATTGGTCCATCACCAGTTTATCCATCTGGATATTATCCATTAAATGGTAGACTTAACACTATAGGAAGTTCTGGTAATGCTTTGATTCAGAGAGGTCCAATAAATACTCCGGGATATACTGCAAATCCCATACCAGATTCTCCGGTGTACAATCCAAATTCTCCAGGAGTTGTTCAAGGGTATCCTGGAGGAAATAATGTACCACCAGCAGATATTTACTCACACGGTGGTGGTGGTGCTGGAGGAGCAGGTGGATCTATCTCTGATTGGAGGTATGGAGGTCCTGGTGTAACTCTTTGGTCACAGGATACAGGAATTCCCACTGATTATGGAACACCTGGACCAACACCAGGTAGATGGTTTGCTGGAGGTGGTGGTGCGGGAGCCGGCACCGCGGCCACAATCAATGGTGGTGGTTTTGGTGGTGGAGGAAATGGTGTAGATCTTCCTTCACCATCACGACCTTCTAGCGATCCAACCATCCACGGAGTCGCAAACACTGGTGGTGGAGGAGGAGGTGGTCATGGATCTACTGGAGGAACTGGTGGATCTGGTATCGTCATCATTAGATATAGAATATCATAACTAAATAGCTAAAAAATGTCTGATGGGAAAGAATAGACAGAAGGCAAATCTAACCTCCAACAATTTAATTAC